TGCTGACATGATTGGTTCTTTTCATTTACCTCCGTATATTGTATATCTGCCGGGTCTCAACAGCCCGGCAGCATTGGAACATAGCTCAGTCGGTGAGAGCAGCTGGTTCATAACCAGTGTTTGTCGAAGGTTCGAGTCCTTCTGTTCCGATTTCCCTGATGGGGGCATATAAGAATCCTTTCTCAAAAAGAATACTACATTTTCCGCAGGAAGACATCTGGCAGTGCTGGGTGTCTTTTTGTGTACAGCAAAAGGCAGGTGAGACGAATGGCAAGAAATATGCAGAGTTACGAGAATTTGCAGCACCGTATCTATGAGGGCGTTGGAGAGTATGGAATACCGCTGTTAGAACCTACAAAGTTTGAAAAATGTGAATTCATAGGATTCAACTATTGCAGAACATGTAAGGAAAAGGCAGGGAAAGGCGTACATTTCTTCCTGGATGACTGCCAGTTCAATCGTCTCTGGAACCAGCCAAACAGATACCTGCCGATCTTACAGCAGTTCCGATATGTAATGACACCGGATTTTTCTATGTATACAGATTTTCCGAAAATCATTCAAATCTACAACCATTACCGAAAACACTGGATCGGAGCGTATTTACAGGAAAACGGAGTGGATGTAATACCAACTATAAGCTGGAGCACACCGGATAGCTATGAATGGTGCTTCGACGGAGAACCTACAAATGGAACAGTAGCTGTATCCAGTGTTGGAACACAGAAGAACAAGAAAGCAAAGGAATTATTCATACAGGGATATCGGGAGATGGTAAGAAGACTGGAACCGGAGACCATTATTTTTTACGGAAATATACCAGAAGAATGTATGGGAAATATCGTACATATTCGGGCATTTCAGGAGAAATTCAAGGAGGCAAAATGTAATGGGTGGTAGAGGTGCTGCCAGTGGTGCAGCGAATGGAATGGCATTAGGGCGAAAGATGAGTGTTTCAAAGTTTTTAGAAAATCTAAAAAAAAACAATGCTAATACGGTGTTTAATAATTTGTCAGAACTTTCACCCAAAGTAGGGAAAACAGGTTTTTTTACGAATGGAAATGCCGTAGAATTTCAGGAGGCAGTCGTTGAATCTGGTTCTGATAAATTATCTGTACGTTTTTATAATCAATGGAATCCGATTCAGGTTACAAGACCGACAACGGCAATCAAACAGAGAATTGAAGTTGTACATTATAGGGATGGAAATGTTGTTGCAATTTATAAGTTGAATGAAAAGAGTAGCAAAAGTTTAAAAAATGCTGAAAAAAATTATCACGAAATGCTTAATGAATGGAAAAAAGCAACACATCAAAAAACGATATTCTTGAGATGATGAAAAAGGAGAAAATGAAAGGTATGGGTGGTAGAGGGAGTTCTAGTGGGGTTAGCGTTAAAGGAAAAGCCTATGGAACGGAATACACGACGTTACATGAATCTGGAAATATAAAATTTGTCAGGTATAATGATTCGAAGTCGTCAAAAACTCCAATAGAAACAATGACAAATAGGCGAGTATACGTGACAATAGATAACAGGGATAACATATCTGCAATTACGTATTATGATGAAGAAAATAAAAGAAGTAAGCAGATTGACTTGATGCATCCACATAAGAACATGATACCTCATACGCACCACGGATATCTGCATAATGAAAATGACGGGGCGAAAGGTGCCGCAAATTTAACACCGAAAGAAAAACGAATGGTTGAAAGTGTAACAGACAAATGGTACAATAGAAGAGGCAAATGATCGTATAGGGTGAGTACGCCTTGATAGAGGAGGCTCCGGTTGAAATCCGGATATTTGCTGAAAGAGACTCAGAAATGGGTCTCTTTTTTATGCACAAAAAAGGAGGATATATGGGCGGACGTGGAAGCAACAGCAATTTAGGCGGAGGTTCTGGCAGCGGACTGAAAACAACTGGGCTTGATGTAACGCATAACGGTGAAACAACCAGATATTATTTCACGAGCAAAGATGGTCAGAATTACTACCAGAGGGGAATCAGCGGAACACCAGAGCCAACGCCTCTGAATATGTCTGCAAAAGAGTTCCGGCAAAGAGTAGAATCCAACGGAGCCACAACAAAAGCTGTTTCAAATGCAGAGTATAAAAAAGCCGAAAAAGCTTATCAGAAGGAAAGAGACAGCAGACCGGATTATGAGCTTGGTATAGGATTGAAAGATAACAGTGCATACAGAAGAACAGCACGGAAAAACCGAGTTATGAACCGGGTAATGAAACGAAAGTAATGACAAGGAGGTGGCATAATGGCTACGAAAAAGGCGGTCGGACGGCCACCAAAATATAAATGCAAGGAAGAAATCGAAGAGAAGATCGACGCATATTTCAAAAAATGTGAAGGTGAAATACTAAGAGATGGCAACGGAGAACCGGTAATGGACAAATTCGGTCATCCGATAACCGTAAACAGCAGGCCGCCTACCGTGACAGGATTGGCTCTTGCACTGGGTTTTACGAGCAGGATGGCATTGCTTAATTACCAGGCTAAGAAAGAGTTTGTTGACACGATAACGCGTGCGAAGACCATGGTGGAAGCATACACGGAGCAACGTCTTTTTGATCGTGATGGTGCAAATGGTGCACAGTTCAGCCTGAGAAACAATTTCAAGGGCTGGAACGAACGGCAGAGGACAGAACTGGATGAAGCAGAGCAGAAAGCGAGAATCGAGCAGCTGAAAGCTCAGACGGATCTGATCAAGGCGAAAGCCCAGACAGATGACGAAACAGAAGCCGCTGATGATGGATTCTTAGAGGCACTGAAAGGAACAGCCGCAGAGGACTGGGCAGATGAAGAAAACTAAGCAGTATTTCCATTTCCAGCCGTTTTCCAGGAAACAGCGGCAGGTTCTTAACTGGTGGACAGAGGAATCGCCCGTAAAGGACTGTGACGGAATTATAGCGGACGGAGCAATCCGTTCGGGAAAAACAGTCAGTATGTCACTTTCGTTTGTCCTGTGGGCAATGAGCAGCTTTCAGGGGCAGAACTTCGCCATGTGCGGTAAGACAATCGGTTCTTTCAGACGAAACGTTTTGTTCTGGTTGAAATTAATGTTGAAATCAAGAGGTTATCGTGTTTCGGATCACCGAGCAGATAATCTTGTTGTCATCTCGAAAGGTGACGTCGAGAACTATTTCTACATATTCGGTGGAAAAGACGAACGATCACAGGATCTTATCCAGGGAATTACTCTGGCAGGTGTGTTTTTTGACGAGGTTGCACTAATGCCGGAGTCCTTCGTCAACCAGGCGACCGGACGATGTTCCGTGGATGGTTCAAAATTCTGGTTCAACTGTAATCCGGATGGCCCGTATCACTGGTTCAAGCAAAACTGGATTGACCAGAAAGAAAAGAAAAACCTGATCTATCTGCATTTCACGATGGATGATAACTTAAGCTTGTCAGAAAAAGTGAAAATCAGATACCGGGGAATGTATTCCGGCGTATTCTATCAGCGGTATATTCTTGGATTGTGGTGCATGGCTGAGGGTATCATCTATGATATGTTCGACAAGACGAAACATATCAAAAACATTCTATCGTTCTGTGACCGCCTGCTGCCGTCAGGCCGCTATGTATCGTGCGACTACGGTACGCAGAATGCAACGGTATTTCTGTTGTGGAACAAGGGTACAGACGGTGTCTGGTACTGCATCCGGGAATATTATTATTCCGGCAGAACAGAGGGGAAGCAGAAAACAGACAGTGAGTATGCAGACGATCTGGAAAGCTGGTTGGAAGAAACGAAAATCAAGGGAATTATCGTGGATCCATCTGCAGCATCATTCATTGCAGAGTTGAGAAAGCGAGGATACAAAGTGGTCAAAGCGAAGAACAACGTAGAAGATGGCATTCGTGTTGTAGGAACGAAGCTGAACCAGGAAGCAATCATATTTGCAGATTCCTGTGTAAATACCATTCAGGAATTTGGCTCGTATATCTGGGATGAAGCGGCAGCAGCACATGGAGAAGACAGACCGGTAAAAGAACATGATCACGCAATGGATGCATTACGCTATTTTGTATACACAATTTTGAATAATCAAACAGCAATCATCCGGAGTAAGCGAAAAGCGGGATTCCATTAAGAGAGGACGGTGAGAAAATATGCATGTTTTTACAATACCTGCGGATAAGTGGGATGAAACAAATCCGGACAAGCAGGCAATCAGGCATCTGATTATGAAACATAGAAGAAGTTATGAACGTCTGAAAGGTCTGAAAAATTATTACGAAGGCAGACATAAGATTCTGGACGAAGACCGGGAAAACAGGCTGGTATGCAATCATGCAAAAGACATCGCAGATACAGCCAGCAGTTATTTCATCGGCAATCCGGTCAGTTACAAAAGCCCGGATGATATCGCAGCACTTACAGATGCCCTGGAACACGCCGGGGCGGATGAAGTGGACGGTGACAACGGCCTTGACCTGTCTGTATATGGCAGGGCGTACGAGTACATATACACCAAGCAGGGCGAAACAGAACTGACGATCAAGAATCTGCCACCTGAGAATACATTCCTGGTATACGATGACACCATAGAGCAGAATGAGCTTTTTGGTGTCTATTATTATGCCAGAATTGACTCCACAGACCGCACGAACATTACATATGTTGCAACTGTACTGACACAGAATTACAAGTACGTGCTGGACATTCAGGACATCCAAGAACCACAGGCTCTGATCGAACAGCCAGAGGCACATTTCAAGGGAGAAGTGCCGCTGATCGAATACCAGAACAATAAGCTGGCGTTGGGTGACTATGAGTTACAGATCCCGCTGATTGATGCTTACAATGTGCTGATGAGCGACCGTGTGACCGACAAGGAGCAGTTCGTGGACGCAATCCTTGCATTGTACGGCACGTTACTTTCCGATGAGGAAATGGACCAGGACGGAGACCAGAGCATTGGAGAGAAAGCCATGCAGCACTTGCGAAAGGAAAAGCTTCTGGAGCTTCCTTCAGACGCAAAGGCAGAATATCTCACACGCACGTTCGATGAAAATGGCGTAGAGATCCTGAAAAGGGCAATCGAGCAGGATATCCACAAATTTTCCCACATTCCGTGCATGACAGATGAAAGTTTTGGTGGCAATGTAAGTGGTGTTGCGATGGAATTTAAACTGCTTGGTATGGAAAATATCACAAAAATCAAAACCCGGTATTACAAGAAGGGACTGAGAAAGAGGCTGAGGATTTTCGCAAACTTCCTGAATACACGTTCAGGGATCCACATTGATACAGCTGGAATTGTACCGGTATTCACGCGTGCGATGCCGAAAAATCTGCTGGAAATCTCACAGATTGTTTCTAACCTGTGGGGAAAAGTCAGCCGCAAAACACTGCTTTCACAGGTGCCATTCGTGGATGATGTAGAAAGTGAGTTGGAAGCAGTCGAAGAGGAAGAACAGGAAGCGGTCAAACGGCAGCAGGAAATATTCGGAAATCAGCCCAATACGCCATTTTCTCCCGAAGATGATACGGATGGTCAAAAGGATGTAGAAAACGGAAATGACAAAGAATGAGAAGTACTGGCAGGCAAGGACAGCACAGCGGATGTGGGAACATATGCAGAGTGCAGAAGAAACGGCTGACCAGGTAGCCAAAGTCTATGCCAAAGCATCCTTGTACCTGAGCAGGGAAATACAGGATATCTTCAAGAAGTATGTGGAGAAACACCATCTGACGGAAAAAGAAGCATTACAGCTTTTGAATACATTGAGGGATCGCACTTCTATCGAAGAACTGCGTCAGAGGTTGCAGAGTAGCAGCCAAAAACAAGAGATTGCAGATCTGCTTGCAGAATTGGAAGCTCCGGCATACCAGGCACGCATACAGAGGTTACAAGAGCTGCAAACGCAGATAGATCTTGTCATGCAGCAGGTCTATAAACAGGAGCAGGCGATTACAACGGCTCATTATATCCAGCTGGCAGAAGAGGCTTATAACCGGTCAATTTTTGACATTCAGCAACGAACCGGGTTCGGATTTTCGTTTTCCCATATCGACCAAAAGCAAGTTGACAAGGTATTGAAAAGTAAGTGGTCTGGCATGAATTACTCCGAGAGAGTCTGGAGAAATACCAGGGCAGTTGCCCAGGAAGTGAAAGAAGCCCTGCTCGTGAACCTGATCACAGGCAGAACAGAAAGAGAGACAGCAGAAATGCTGACGAAAAAATTTGCTGGTGGATCCAGTAAGGCAAGAAGGCTGATTAGAACAGAAAGCTGTTATCTGTCCAACCAGCTCGAAATGGAATCCTACAAGGAATGTGGAATTGATAAGTACCAGTATCTTGCGACACTGGATCTTCGAACATCGGAGATATGCCGGGAGCTGGACGGAAAAGTGTTCCTTGTGAAAGATCAGCAGCCGGGAAAGAATTGCCCGCCCATGCACCCATGGTGCAGATCGACAACAATTGCTATCATAGGCGAGAAGATGTTGGAGGGAATGAAGAGAAGGGCAAGAGATCCGGTAACCGGGAAGACCTATCTTGTACCAGCGTCTATGAATTATAGAGAATGGTATGCGAAATATGTTAAGAGCGATGGCAAAACGGTTGCAAAAGAGGCTGGTTCTGGTATAATAATATCAGGAGCAAGGATTACAGATATATTCAGCGAAGAAGCAGAAGAATTTGCTGAAATGTATTATGAAGAGATTCGGAGCTTTTCAACAGATGCAAAGAAGATTGCCAATAATCTTAACAAAGCTGAATCAGACATAAGAAAAATAAAAGCATATTTATTCGAAGATGATTCGTACTTTGATTCGGATACTGGCAAGCATAGACGATTCGATCCAGATTGTGCGATTGCACAAAGCTGGCAGAGGCTTATGATCGGGAAAGATATAAAACCACATGATAAGACCTTGATAGAACATGAGCTTCTTGAAATGAAAATCAAAGAGGAAAATCCAACCATGGAACACTGGAAGGCACATGAAATGGCCGCGAAAGCGTATGATTACCCGAAGGAGGCTGATGAATATTATGGTAATCTTAAAAAACATAACAAAAACAAAAAATAATATTTCAGCAGATTATTATCCGGAAGGAAGATCAGAAAAAGGGTTCATGTCAATGAATCTGAAAAGTGAAGAGATTGTAGAGCATCATAATGTTAGTTCATTTGCGGCGGCACATGTAAAACGCGAATTGAAGCGACTTGCCAAAATAGAAGATCCACCAAAAGAAAAAACAATATTATGGTATTGATATCAACAAGTACTGTCAACGCAAAGATCTAAAGGAAGGTGTGAGAATGGATAATTTTACGATCATATATAAAATTTTGAAAGCTTTAGAGCAGGCCATGGATTATGATGAATTTGATGTAAACAAAATATCTCACACCAGACTCAACATAACCTATCAACGTTGGGAAAAAATCTTGATTATGCTGAGCAAATCCGGATATATAGAAGGTGTGGCGTATGATCAATGCGGCAGTGATTATTGCCCGCATATCGAAGAACCTATTTCGCCGGTGATCACATTGAAAGGGTTAGAATATCTAAGTGACAACTCTCTTATGAAAAAGGCAGCCAACATCCTGAAAGGAATTAAAGAAACAGTTCCGGGATTGTAAGTATATTAAAAGCGAACTTTAGCAGCATGCAGAGATGCGTGCTGTTTTTATACTCATATTGCAAAAGTGAAAATAAATGCTTGACAGTAATAATTTTATATAATATATTAAATGTGTAACCAAAATAAAAATAAATGTGTAACCAAGAAAGGAGAGCAAATGACACCGCCAAAGGGGAGACCACCATCAAGAAGTCCTAAAAATGTTGATACAAGAATAAGGCTGTCAGAAGAAGAAGCAAAAATGTTGAAGTTTTGTAGTGAACAGACAGGAATGACCAAAGCGGACATCATAAGGAGAGGAATCAAAAAAATTTATGATGAAATTGTCTTAGGAAAATTTGACAGAGAAAAAAAATAGAGATTCACCCACCGACCAAAGTAGACTGAATCTCTATTTAAAACAGAAGTTTCCTTCTGCAAATATTATAATGCAGATGGAGACTTCTTTCAAGAACCAAAATTTGAAAGGAGTTTAAAATTATGCAGGAATTAGTAAACGTAACAAGCCAGACACCTCTTGAGGTTGTATTGGGAATTGATAAAGATGGTATGACTACGGCAAGAAAACTTTATTCTTTTCTTGGAATGGACAACAAAAATTACTCCAGATGGTGCAAGAACAACATTACAGAGAACGAATTTGCAGAAGAAAACGTTGATTATTGGGTTTTCGTCATCAATGAAGAAAACCCTTTAGGTGGAAGACCTACAGTAGATTATCGCTTATCTGCCAGCTTTGCAAAGAAACTTTCCATGCAGTCTAAAACTGTAAAAGGCGAACAGGCTCGTCAGTACTTCCTTAAAGTGGAAGAAAAATTGAAAGAGACCGTACGCCGCACCATTCCAATGACAATCCCGGAACAGATTCAACTTCTTGCATCAGGGAATGTAGAACTGAACCAGAAAGTAGATGATCTTGATAAGAAGATCGAACGCTTGGAATATGATCTTCCGATTCTCGGCATTGAAATTGACAAAATTACATCCACAGTTAAAAAGAAAGGTGTGGAGTGCTTAGGCGGAAAAGAATCTCCGGCTTATCAAGATCGATCACTTAGAGGTAAAGTGTATAGCGATATTTATGCAGAATTGAAACGTCAGTTTGGAATCACTACATATAAAGCCATTAAACGGAATCAGTGCGAAACAGCGATAAGCGTAATAGATAATTACCATATGCCTTACTTTTTGGCGGAACAGGTGTACTTTAGAAACGCTCAGCTGAATTTGTGGGGAGGTGCTCATGCATGAATAAAGTACTTACAAAGAAAGATATCACCAAAGAATTGGAAATATCGAGACATCAGAAAACTGTATTTATAAGTGGCACACCTCTTGGAACTTTGTACACTGAATTTACGCAAACATGGGATATGAGTTGCGAACCATTTGCAGCATCTATATTTTATAATCTTGGAAGAGTTCATGGAATTCAAGAAGAACGAGCCAAGAGAAAGAAATAGAGATTCATTATATAAATTTTAATCAATGGAGAGCTTGGAAACAGGCTCTCTTTTTATATACAAAAAAGGAGGTGATTTCAAGATGTTTCAAAAAATAATGCAGTACTTTTGTAAACATAAGTACAGAAAACGGTATAATCATAAATCTGGCACTTATGAACGGAAATGCATTAAATGTGGAAAGCGAGGATAAGAACATGAAATTTTCGAAAGCATTTGAGTTGATGAAACATGGAGAAAAAGTGAAACTTCCATCCTGGGGCGGTTACTGGTACTGGGATGGTAGCAGAAAAACAATCATCATACATACAAAAGATGGCATTGAGATGGATATCAGAAAAACAGAGATAGTTGAATATACGCTTAGTAATATTGTTTCAGAAGAATGGATTATTGCAGATGAAACAAATTGCCCTGAACTTGGCGGCAAAGCAACGTTTTCTTTTGGCGAAGCCATTAAATATCTGAAAAGAGGTAAGAAAGTAAAGCGTGAAGGCTGGAATGGTAAGAATCAGTATATTCAGCTTGCAACAGGTATTTCTTACAAAACACAAAACGGAGAAATTGTGAACTGCGAGCATGATGCAATTGGCAACATGGCGGTGGCGTTCGTTGGGACTTCCGGTGTACAGATGGGCTGGCTCGCTTCTCAGGCTGATATGCTGGCAGATGACTGGATGTTTGTGGAATGATAGAACACTACACTGTCACAAAAGACGCAGACAGACGTGAGAGGGAACTGGTGGAAGAATTAAATAAATCAACACTGTATTAAGAAAGCGAGGATGAAAACATGATTATTACAGGAATGGCACATTTTGAAAGTGTTTGTAAAAAGAAACTGGTTAATTGGTACAACAAGAATGGTTTTGCCGATACACCGGTAATGCCGCCAATTGACTTATCTAACGTATTCGTAGTATGGAGCTGCAAGACTTTACAGAATTACAAGTGTCTTGTATCTACTACGGTGAGTGGTGATGGTATCTATGCAGAGTATACATACAACGGTGATAAGCAGGAACTTTATGAAGATGTGTACAAGAAAATGACAAATACATGCTATACGGAGGAATAAGTGATGAAAAGAAAAATAGCAGCATTGCTGGTACTGACAGCAGTGAGTTGTTTTGCAATGACTGGATGCACATAAGCGGATCAGGTAAGTACAAATATCTCCAAGGAAGCTGATAACTTCAATGTAACGCGAAAACTTACCGTTCTGAATGCACGAACAGATACTATTTTGCTTGAACTGACCGGAACGTTTGCACTGAAAAATAATTCAGACAACGAACTGGAAGTAATTATTGAAACAGCAGAAGGGAAATATCAAAAAGATTATGTATTTCTCAATGATTACACCATGTATGTTGTTGAAGATATCTCAGGGGCTGAGGTAGATAAGTATCATTACGAGATTAACTTTCTTCCAGAGTTCGGACTTAAGGTTACACACGATGACTGAACACTACACCGTCACAAAAGACGCAGACAGGCTTGCACCGAACTGGCTGGCGAGCCGGATCAATTACAAGACAATCAAATTATTATACCGGGACAAAGACGGACACGCAGAGTTGAAGGGGGTGAAGATTGGCGATGAAGTGGCACAGATTGGCGACACGGTACAGTTCAACGGCAGACGGTTATCCGTAGGAAGGCGGTGATCCAGGTATCTCCCTTTAAGGCACGGGGTTACGTGTCTTATTTTTATGTCTTTTTCTGCCAGACGTAAAAGAAGCAGGATGATCCATAAAACACGAATGGCCCGGACGTGAGAACGGATAGGCTGGGCGGAAAGGATAGAAAGATGAAAAACAGATTTTTTGTATGCAACTGCAAAGTGCCAATGAGATTGCAAATTTTCGCAGAAGGAGACGGTGCTGGGGCTGGCGAAGGAAGCAATGGCGGTGGATCCGGAACAGGTGGCGAGGGAGAGCCGGGAGCAGGCACAGGGCCAATGAGCTTCGATGATTTCCTGAAAGGAGAAGGAAATCAGGCAGAATTTGATCGCCGCGTGCAGAAAGCGATTGATACGGCAGTAAGTAATGCACAGCAGAAATGGCAGGCTCTTACGGATGATAGACTTTCTGAAGCAGAGAAGCTTGCAAAAATGAACAAAGAGGAAAAAGCTGCGTACATGCAGCAGAAAAAAGAAAAAGAGCTTTCGGATCGTGAGGCTGTGATCACAAGAAAAGAACTGATGGCAGAAGCTAAGAATACTCTGGTGGAAAAGAAATTGCCGGTAAGCCTGGCAGAAGTATTGAATTATGCAGATGCAGACACTTGTAACAAATCCATCAGTGCGGTAGAAAAAGCATTTCAGGAAGCAGTAGAAGCAGCAGTAAATGAACGCCTGAAAGGTGGAACACCGCCGAAGAAAGCACCTCAGGAGAATGTAACGAAAGAAACGTATGCCAAGATGGGATACACAGAAAGACTGAAACTGAAAACAGAAAATCCGGAACTGTATAAACAGTTGGCCGGGAAATGAAAGGAGTAATAACTAATGGCAGGAACAATTTTTGGAATTCCTTTTGATGATGAGTTATTTATGGAAATGTGGAACGAAGCACCGGATCCATATCTCACAGCGATGATCGAATCCGGTGCGGTAGTAGAGGATCCGGTAATTGCAAACAGAATTGCCGGCAGTGGAAATCTGTACACCATTCCATTTTATGACACACTGGATGGCGATGATCAGAATTATGATGGCCAGACAGATATCACGGTAATAGAAGTTGGCGGCGGTTCTCAGAGCGGTATTGTATACGGAAGAGCAAAAGGCTTCTTTGCACGCAACTTCACCGCTGAACTTTCCGGGGCTGACCCGATGGGACACATTGTTGCCACTGTTGCGAAATACTGGCAGAAACGAAGACAGAAACGTCTGATCGGTATCACAGATGCGGTGTTTGGCATCACAGGAGCTTCCGGCAATGCCAAGACATGGAATGAGACGCACACGCTTGATCTGTGTTCTTCTTCATCTGCCGCAAGAAATATCGCAGAAACAGACCTCAATGACCTGGCTACTCTGGCTTGCGGAGACCACAAAGACCAGTTCGGCCTGGCAATCATGCACTCCAATGTTGCAAAAACATTGGAAAATAAGCAGCTGCTGGAATACTGGAAATATACCGATGCAAATGGCATCCAGCGACCAATGAATATCGCTTCTGCCAACGGATATACCGTTATCGTTGATGATGGTGTGCCATGCACCGCTGTCGGTGGATCAGGGGACAATAAGGACCTGAAAAAATACACAACCTATCTGTTTGGACGAGGGGTGATCCGTACCGCAAGAGGCCGTGTGGATGTTCCGGTAGAAACGAACCGTGATCCGAAAAAGAATGGCGGTCAGGATGAACTTATCACCAGAATGAGAGAAACGATTCACCCAAATGGATTCAGCTTTGCGGTGCCAAAATCCGGATGGACTGAATCACCTACAGATGCACAGCTGTTTGCAACTGCGAACTGGAGCATTAAATTCGATCCGAAAGCAATCCCGATGGCTCGCCTGATTACAAATGGCTGATGATAAGGAAGTGGTCTAAATGACTGATTTTGAGAGAATCAAAATCCTGACTGGCGAAAGAGATGAAGAGCTGGTGGAAGTTGTCCTGGAAGATGCGACAGACTGGGTGCTGGCGTATACCGGACGAAAGAAGATGATCCCGGAACTTAAGAAAACGGTGCGTGATCTTGCCGTGATCGCTATCAACCGCATGGGAACAGAGGGGGAATCTTCAAGAACCGGTGCAGGGGAATCTTACAACTTCGATAATGCACCAAAGCGAATCTATGATGTGCTGAACCGGTATCGGCTGGTACGTGTAGGGGGTGTGACCTATGAGGCTGAAAAGGAATAGGCTTCGCGAATTCAAACATTTCCAGGTGGTGCAGAAAAAAGATGCAGAGGGTGGAACATATACAGAATATGCTCCGCCTTCTTGTTTTCGGGCGGAAATGTGGACAGCCGGTGGAAAAGTACAGGCAGAAATGTATGGCAGCAGGCTTCCGCTTATCCGAAAACTGAGGATTGACGGGAAATATGCGGAAGTACCGGGCAAGAATGGCAAAACGTCATATCGGTTTCAGGAAGGTATGACGGTATCTGTAAATGACGGTATTTCTGTAAACGGCGGCAATGATCCGGATTATAAGGTCGTTGCCATTTATCCTTACACCTATATTACGCTGGAGGTGGAAAAACTGTGATCATCGGTAAAAAAGAAATTACGGATGCGTTTCAAAAAACGGCAGCAGTGAATATGCATGATGCGGTATCAAAAAGTATCAAAACAGTGCAGGCTGAGGCGAAAACAAGATGCCCGGTAAATGATGGGGAATTGAGAGGGAGTATATACACGGCGATAGAAACCAGCAGCGAAAAGATTGTAGGCATCTGTTACACCAACAAAAAGTATGCACAATATGTGGAATTTGGTACAGGCCCCAAAGGTCAGAAGCAACACGCGGGGATATCACCGGATGTTGCCTATGCCTATGTACAGTCGCCCTGGTGGATCCACGAAAGCATGATCGGGCGGAAGACGGCCGAAAAGTATAAGTGGTTTTATGTGGATACGCCGGACGGCCGATTCTACCAGTGTACCGGACAGGCTGCACAACCATTTTTATATCCGGCACTAAAAAACAATGAACTGGAAATTGCACATTATTTTGAGGAGGCAATCGAAAAGAATTTATGAAAAACGTAAAAGATCAGATCTATTCCGCACTTGCCGGAGCGTTTGGGAATGTAACAGACCAGTACCCAAAAGACTGGGCAGAGCTTCCGGCAGTGCAGTACACCGAAGAAGATAACAAGGTATATGAACATACCGCACAGGGAGAGGAAAAGAGCTATGTACGATATCGTGTAGATATCTGGCATAACCGCTCTACGTCCGAATCTGCACTCAAGGTAGACAAGGCACTGGCAGCACTTGGGCTGGTGCGTACCCTGTGTCAGGACACCCCGGATCCATCCGGGTTGAAACATAAAGTAATGAGATATGAAGCAATCATTGATATGGAGTCAGAAGAAGTATTCTGGCCGAACTAGAAAAGGAGCGTGAAGAATATGCTGGCAAATGGAGCAAAACTTGAGTACAAGGAAAAAAGTGACGCAACTGGTGCTTACAAAGAACTTCCAGGGTTGAAAGAGATCCCGGACTGTGGTGTTGAACCGGAAAAAGTAGAAAATACCGGTCTGAACGATAAAAATAAACAGTACGAGAATGGTATTGGTGATCTTGGAGACATGACATACAAATTCAAGTATGAAAATGGAGCGGCAACCAGTGCGTATCGCATTCTTCGAAAAGCACAGGAATCTGACAAAGTACTTAGTTTCAAAGAAACATTAAAAGATGGCACAACCACGGAATATGACGCAGAAGTGTCCGTAAAACGTACGGGCGGCGGTGTGAACGGAGTTGTTGAAGTAGAAGCAAAGATGACAATCTGCAGTGATCTGAAAGTTACAGATCCGTCATAAGGAGGGGCGATCAATGGAAAGATTAGAAGGACTGGATGAAGAATTCCAGAAAGAAGAAACAGAAAAAGTAACATCTATCGAAGAAACAAAGAAAAAAAGACCACCATTTCATTACTGGGAAGTGGCAGGTGTACAGCACAAAATGAAACTTAATACCGGTATGATCACAAAACTGGAAAACAAATACCGTACCAATATTATGACGCTGGTAACGGCGAATGATATTCCGCCGCTTGGTGTTATGCTGACGATTGCCCAGGCAGCTATCGAGCCATGGGAACACGGTACAACGTTCGACAAAGTAACAAAGCTGTACGACAAGTGGCTGGAAGAAGGCGGCAGTCAGTTTGATTTCATGGCAAAAGTAATTATGCCGACTATGGCGGTATCCGGTTTTTTTACGCCGGCGATGGCAGAGAGCCTGATGAAAGATCTGGATCAGGCAGATGTGATCCTGTAACAGAAACAGTCACCGAAGAAATCTGGAAACTATACGAAGATGCATTGGATGCAGGAATCAAGGTGCAGGACTTCTGGAATATGTCTATCCCGGAAGTCCATGACTGCATCCGGAGCTATGGGAGGCGTGCAAAGATTAAGATCCTGCAGCAGTTCATACAGGCGGAAAGTATCGCAGAGCATATTGGCAGGTATTTGAATTCAGAAAACAAAGCACGCAAACCATGGGACTTCTACCCGGAACTGTTCAGGGAAGAACGAGAACAGTTCGAGGAAAGCAAGCAAGAAGAACAGGTTGTAACAGCTGCCGAAAACCGCCGCTTATATGCCGCAGAGTTCAACAGACGAAGACATCAATAAGAAATAGTGAAAAGGGAAGGAGGTGTGAAGATTGAGTGATACACTGCACAGAATGAAAGTCATCATTGAGGCAAACAACGCAAAACTGAAACAGGCAATGAGAGAAGCTACAAGCGTTGTGAATAACACAGTTTCTCAGATGAACACCAGCACATCAAAAATCGAAACACCTGGCAGTGCGGCAAGTGCCGAACTGTCGGAGGCGATGAGAAACGTTAAAAAGAGCCTGAGTGAGTTGCAAACACCGGAAGATGCATTGAATACGGACAGTTCCGTAAAAGCTATTAAGAATATGCAGGATGCGGTGCAGCAGTCACAACCAGTGTTTCAGAATGATGATCTGAGACAGTCGGCAAAAGAGACAGAAGATATTGTCAGAAGTACAGCCGCAGATATCAACAACAGCATGAATGAAACTCAGGAACCAGTTCGCCAGACAATGAGCGAAAATATGCAAATGATTCAAAATATGCAGAACCTTATAAAAAGTTCCTGGAAAGATATGGTCAATGGTACGATCTGGAAGCAGGCTACCGGACAGATAAGAGACTATGTCAGGGAAGCACAGGTCGCAGCAGGCATCCGTGTATACAATCCAGAATATGAACAGTTATGCAATACTATTGCAAAAACAGAGATGGAGCAGGAAAAACTGATCCAGAAAATGAACAGCATGGATGCGAGCAAGCGTTTTGTGCCAACACAGGAGTTTAAAGACCTAGAAACCAATATTGCAAAGAGCGAATCCGCTTACGCAAAGCTGGAAGAAAAGCAGAAGGCATTAGAGGCAGCAGGAAAAGCGACGGTTCCGAGTGCTGATTACAGCGAAGTGAAGGCTCATTATGATGATGCACAGGCAAGACTGGAGAAGTTAATTGCGAAGCAAAGAGAATGGTTGGATCTCGGATTTAAGCCTGGCGACGGTGGTGCAATGACTGGTCTGACGGAGCAAATCAAAGAAGTTGAAACGGAAATGAAATATCTAAAAGGTGAAATGAAAGACCTTGAGGATAACGGAAAAGCAATGATACCGACGGATCAGTACCGTGAGAACACAAACCAGCTGTCTATCATGCGGAACAAATTGAAAGAATACAAAGACCTCAGAAGTTCTATGTTGCTGGATGGCTCCAACTTGCAGGAGTCTGAACAATATCAGAGGGATGGAGTTGCACTTTCAGATCTTACGAACCGACTGCGAGAATACAATGCAGAACGAAGGAGCATGGAGAACAGTGGTACAGATATCCAGACACCGCATCTTGCGGATGGAAGTGTATTTGCAACCATGGGAGCGACAGCCCAAGCAGCATTTGAAGATATGACAGCCAGTATTCGAAAAGCACAGGCAGCTGCAGTGTCTGCAATCCAGAGTATTCCGGTCGTCGGTCAGGTTGCGTCCAGTGCTGCATATATCGGCTCGAGAGCATTTAAAGCTATGAGTGCTGTTATGAAAGGTGTCGGTCCCGCTATAAAAACAGCATCCGGTGCATTCGGGGCATTACTTAAAAAGTTCACAACCGGATTGCCAGGAATCCGGAAATTTGCCGGAGGAATCAAGCAAGGAAATAATGCTCTCAGTGGTGGAATTGGAAAATTACTCAAATACGGTCTTGGTATTCGAAGTATGTATGCATTGTTCAGCAAGCTTCGAAATGCCCTGGTAGATGGTTTCAAGAACCTTGCAAAGAAGAACAGCGAAACAAACGCAAATCTTTCAGAATTATCAGGCGGATTGCAGCAGTTGAAAAACAGCCTTGCGACTGCATTTTCCCCAATTCTCAATACGATCACACCGGCATTATCAACGCTGATAAATTATCTGGTGCAGGCATGCAATGTTGTTGGGCAGTTCTTTGCAGCTCTTACTGGACAGAAGACATACACTACTGCCTCTAAGGTGCAGAAAGATTATGCCGCCAGTCTGGACAAGACCGGTGATTCTGCAGCTAATGCGGCAGATAAGGTCAAAAAATCCCTGATGGGGTTTGATGAGATCAATAAGCTGGATGATGACAGCAAAAGCAGTTCCGGTGGATCATCCGGAAGTGACGGCGGAAGTTTCGAAGAGAACGAAGTTACAAATAAATATGCAAATTTCGCCCAGATGATCAAGGATGCATGGGCAAACGCAGATTTCACGGAAATAGGAAAAATTGCCGGACAGAAGCTTAATGCGGCCCTTGAAAATATCCCATGGGATGATATCAAAAAGACCTGCAATAAGATTGCAAAATCAGTAGCAACATTCCTTAATGGTTTCATGGAAGGAACAGATTGGAGACTTGTAGGAAAGACGATTGCAGAAGGTGTGAATACTGCAGTAGGAACAGCCTCTACCTTTGTGACCAATTTTGACTGGAGTAAATTCGGAAAATCTGTTGGAGAAACTATTGACAGTACTATCAAAAACATAGACTGGTCGATGCTTGGAAAAACAGCTTCCGATACGATGAAAGGTCTTCTTACATCCTTTTGTGAGGCGGTACAGAATGTGGATTGGAAGAATCTCGGAGAATCCGTTAAGACTGCAATCTTGGCTGTTGACTGGAAAGGAATCTTGCAGAAAGCAGCCGAAGCAGCAGGAAGTATCGCAGGAGGAGCCGCAGCTTTCGTAGCCGGATTGCTGGGGGATATTCCAGGTGAAATCTACAACTACTTCATGGAGAAAAAAGACGAGTGCGGTGGAAGCCTCGTAAAAGGCATATTTAAAGGAATTACGGACGCACTCGAAAACGTAGGGAATTGGATAAAGGAAAATATTTTAGATCCATTTGTCGATGGTTTTAAGAAAGCATTCGGCATTCATTCACCTTCAACAGTATTTGCGGATTTAGGCAAACAATGTATTGCAGGATTATTGCAAGGCATTGCGGATATTCCAGGAAATATTGCAGAAATTGCGAAAAAAATCTGGAGCGGCATTAAAGATGCCTGGGATAATCTGGGTGACAAAGTATTGGGTATAGGCACGAAAGTTTTAAGTACCGGAAAAGATTTATGGGATTCCGTTCAAGGTGCCTGGGATAAAGTAAAAAATAACTCTATCGTTGCTAACGTTTCAGCAACGTTAAAAGGCGGCTGGGATAAACTTGATGCAGCACTGGATAAAGTGAAAAATCAGGCCAAAAATACCACTTACACATTCAAAGCAAAAGCTGTAGGTGCATGGAATAAACTGAAAGCATATGGGAGAACAGTTGTTGATAAAATCAAAAGTAAGTCAGCTGATTATACTGCGAACGCACGCGGTGCTTGGGACAGAATCAAAAATTATCTTGGGGAATTCGGAAGAAATATCAAGAATAGAGCTGCAGATTATACTGCAAGAGCTTCGGGTGACTGGAGCGGTATAGCACGTAACGCACGTACATTGTATGACAGCGTTAAAAGCAAAACAGCTACTTTCCGAGCAAATGCCGTAGGTGCTTGGGACAAGGTTTCCGGTGTTTTAGGTCAGGCGAAAGACTGGCTGGTAAATAAGGTTGTGAACTGGAAAATATCAATACCTCATTTTGCATTGCCGCATTTGAAATTCAGCACATCACCATATAAATTTCTGGGAAAAACATTTCAGATACCAAAACTGGATGTTGAATGGTATGCAAGCGGTGGATTTCCAAAAACAGGAGAAATGTTCATGGCAAATGAAGCTGGTCCTGAATTGGTAGGAAAGATGGGAAATAAAACTACCGTCGCAAACCAGCAGCAAATTATAGCGGGTATTGAACAGGGTGTATATAAAGCTGTTATGGCAGCGTTTTCTATGCAGTCAGCAAAGAACGGAAAGTCTCAGAATGAAACCCCTACATTCAATATCTACGTTGGCGGTCGAAAGGTCACAGACGTAGTCGTAGAAGAAATCAATCACAGAACCAAATCGACAGGCGTATGCCCGATATTGGTTTAACCGGTACCGTCCGAAAGGGCGGTACTTTTTGAAGAAATGAGGTGACAAAAAATGGCCGCATCCATCACGATCGGCGGCGTTGCCATGCCGGAACCGAAGTTAAATGGTCTGAAAATTTCACGAAATAAGATCTGGTCGAAAAATGCAGGGCGTGGAGCAGATGGAACAATGACCGGCGATATTATCGGACTGAAGTGGAAATTGGAAATCGAATTCCTGCCGCTTACAGATGCACAGATGGCAATAGTAGAAGCGGCTGTTGAACCAGCTTTTTTCAATGTAACTTTCCGAAGTCCTAAGACTGGAAAGAACATTACAGTAAATATGTATGCAGGCGATCTTACGTGTCCGGTATACACCTATGTCGGGGGGAAGCCACGGTATGTAGGTGTCACGGTAAACCTGATTGAAAAATAATCATCAGGAGGGAGGTACAAAATGCTTCAAGTTAATGAAATATTCAAAAATGCAGTAGAGCAGGACAGCAGAACATTTAAGGCAAGAGTCGTTCTGGGGAAAGATATTTTTGAGGGTATCAAAAGTTTTGCACTTCATGCTGCCTCGAACAATTCTGCTCATATCAGTATCGGCGGAGCTGTGGCAGCCAGTGTACAAGTCAAAATGGAAGCAACAACCATTTCTCTCGAAAGTAAAGAAATAACGTTACAGATTGGCGTATTGTTCGGTACGGAGTATATATACTGTGACCTTGGAAAATTCACACCGGAAAAAGTGAATAATGATGACGGAATTATCAATTTTTGTGCATATGACAGGATGTATGTGAAGTTTTCAAAAGCATATGTAAGTAAATTGGAATACCCAGCAGACGGAAAAGAAGTGCTGAAAGAGATTAGCAACATGTCCGGAGTACCGCTTGCAAGCAGCATTGATAATCTCCCGTCCGGTGTCAAAATTCCGAAGCGTTGGAAAGAAACGGAAACAACGTATGATGACGAAGGCAATGAAATCACACAAGGGAATTATGTAAACCCATTCGACGGATATACCATGCAGGATGCACTGGGATATGTTGCACAGTTCTATGGAAAATATTGTGTCATTAATCGAAATGGTGAAATTGAACTTCGTTGGTATAAACAGGCGGATTATGAAATATCTGCATCCAGATATTATGATGATCTAAAAAAAAGCGAAAGTCTGTTCAAGCTTGGCAGAATCCAGTGCGATACGGCAACCGCAACATTACTTTCCGGCGTGGGCACTGTAGGAATACAGATTGAGAATCCAGTTATGACGCAGCCCGTCCTTGATAAAATTTGCAATCAGCTGAAAGATTTTACTTTTCAGCCTGCTTCGGTATCTTTTCTTGGAGATCCACGTCTTGACATAGGAGATATCGTTACTATTCACGATAAATACGGAGGAAAAATTAAGATCCCGATTATGAAGCTGTCGATGGATTATGATGGTGGATTAATTACAGAAATTGAAAGTCAGGGAAAAACGGAAATTGAATCCGGGAGCATAAGTAGCAGTAAAGGACCAACAGCACAGGCGATTGAACGGCTGAACATAGAATTGGTTGCAGCGAAAGAAATCATAGGACAGAAGGCAAGCTTCGATGATTTGAAAGCAACAAAAGCTACATTCGATAAAATGAGTGCAAGTTACGGTGAATTTGCAGATCTGACAGCCAAAAGATTAGATGTCGGTGAGGCCGATATAAAACAACTACAGGCAGAAAACGTGGATATCAGTGGACGACTGACAGCTGATGAGGCAGAAATCAAAATAATAAAAACAGATAAGGCAAATGTAAAAGATCTGGATGCAGCGAATGCCAGAATTGATAGTATTTCCGGAAATTTAGCAGATTACAAGGTGGTAATAACCGGAAGTCTTGAAGCTGTAAATGTGGTTCTTGGTTCGTTAGATGCAAATTATGCAAAGATAGATCTTGCAAATATCAAAAACGGAAGTATTACAACCGCAATGATAGGTGTCGGTGTTGTAGGTTCTGCTCAAATTGCAGACGGATCTATTACCGATGCGAAAATAGTGGAGCTGACAGCCAACAAAATCACTGCCGGTACATTATCGGTGGAAAGGCTGATCATCTGTGGCGATAAGAATTCGATCATCTATGCAATCAATAATGCAGGTGAACTGGTATCTCAGAATGTAAATACGATAGATGGTGATGTACTGACCAAGAGAAGCATAACTGCAGATAAGATTGTGGCAGGTGCCATTACTGCCAATGAAATTGCGGGAAAGACCATCACAGCAAATAAAATTGCAACAGGTGCCATTACCACAGGCGAACTGGCAGCAGGCAGCGTGACAGCAGAAAAAATCAAGGCAGGTGCAATCAGTGCAGATAAGATAGCAGCAGGTGCAATCAGCGTAGATAAATTAACTTTTGGATTAAACAGTAATTTATATAATCTTGGATATGATAATTTTGCAACAATCACGGGAAGTACATTGCTTTCATATTTTGAAGACTATCAAGTAAAGGTAGCAACAGAAGTAAAAGAATGTGGAGGATCATTTTTTGCACAAGCACCTAACGTTCCCGGGACCAATGCACTATGGCTTGACGGAAGAGAAACAACAGAAATCTTGCAATCAAAAAATGGATTTATTTTAGGGAGCAGTAAAAAACATGATGGTTTCATAACCTTAATTCCTGGGAAAAAGTACCTGATTTCTTTTTATATAAGATGTCCTTATCTTTCTGAATCAGAAAACAGAGGAATTGAGTTTTTGATATGGGAAAGCAAAGAACGTAGCCATTTGTATAATGGAAATATCTTAGCATCTAAGAAAGGTGAATATGTTTTTTGTGGTTTGCAATGGGAAAGGAAAACAATAAAATACACGTGCGTTAAAGATTTTCCATATATAGCATTAGGTTTTGGTTATATGGAAGCTGCTTTGTTTATAGTTTCTGGGATTCAAGTCGAACAGGTGGAAGATCTTGATACAGAACCAAGCCCATTTTCCGTGTCAAATGTACAGACTGTAGATGCAAAAGATCTGGAAAATGACGGTATAGTTGCTATCAGTGATAATCTCGGTACATTCCAAAAAGGTGTACTAAAATCCGGAAATTATAGCGGTTCTTCTGGAGAATCATTTCCAAGCAGTGGATTTCTTATAGATCTGAACAATGGCTATATTAATACGCCTAGGTTGCGTGTTGCGAGTAACGGAAAGACATACTGTAATTGCAACGGTATAGCAGTAGACGTGAATACATTAGTTGGAAATTATGCAAACTGCTATACATCAGCATCAACAGCGGCAAAAACGGTCAGCCTGTCAGGTTTTGAGCTGGTTGCAGGTGCAAGAGTCTGTGTACGTTTCAACTACGCCAACACGGCCACAAATCCAACACTGAACGTTAATGCTACCGGAGCTAAACCGATCTACTATAAAAACAGCAATATCCCGGCAGAACTGATCGAGCAGTATACAGTCCTGGAATTGGTCTACAGCGGATCATACTGGTACGTGGTCGGAAACATGAATATCCTGACCAAGGGCGACAGCATAAATATTGAATGTTTCACGGCTGGCTATGTGACATCCGCAGGCAAGGAAGTGCAGTTCTGCATTCCGGTATCGACACCGATTGTCGGCTGCAGTTCTGTTAGCATAGCATCGGCAACCGGACTGCAGATCCGGCAGAATGGGAATTATATTTATGGTGGCAATGCATCCACGCTGGTAGCGGCATCGTCCTACCGGGGCGTTGTCAACCGTAATATGGTATCTATTGCCGCAACGATGCCGAATACAACCAACGCAGTCAACAATGCACCATGTGGTGTGCATGCGGCATTGAAGCTGACATTTTCGTAACAATCAATTACAGAAAGCAGGTGAGAAATACATGATAACAGCAATCATAGATGCAGGGCAGCATTACTGCCAAGCAGTCAGCGACCTGTGGCAGTGGGATTATGGACAGACACTGCGGATCCAGGGCGTGAAGCTCCCGGCGGCGGTCGAGGTTCAGTTTTCGACAACAGAGCGGATCGGCGAAACAGTCACCAGAATTGGTGTGACGCAAGAGGGGGTTACTGAGGTACCTATCCCAGATACACTGCTGGAGGGCAGCGGAACAACGCAAGATTATACAATCTATGCGTTCGTGTACATCGAAAACGGCGATTCTGGAAAGACGGAGTATCGTGTCAGCATGAAAGTCCGGGCAAGGCCGAAACCGGAAGCCCATGCCACACCGGAAGAAGGGGAACTGTTCCGGCAGGCAATTGTGGCAGTTGCTGAATCCGCTGATCGAGCGGAGAGTGCCAGGAAATCAGCAGAGACGGCATCAGATCAGGCGGAGGATGCGAAGAACGCCGCAGAGGCAGCTGTCGGATCAGCACAGGCAAGTGCCGATGAAGCAAAAACAGCAAAAGCAAATGCAAAAACAGCTGTAAAAAACGCAGAAGCATTCAAAACAGAAGCCGAAACCGCCAGATCAGAAGCAGTCCGGGCAGTAACGGAATCCACAGATGCTAAGGACTCAGCAGAAAAGTCCAGAGCCGCAGCAGAAAAAGCGAAGCAGGATGCCGAGGCGGCGAAAGAAGAAATCCAGGAATCGGCGGATCAGATTCAGAAGAATGCAACAGAAATTGATTCGCTAAAGGAAGATATAGATAATATAATTTATAAAGGGTTAATCAATGGATTTGACAAAGACAACACTGTTGGTGGTTATTTGAGTAATAACGGAAATGTGAATAGCAATCCAGGATTTGTTACATCTGATTATTTTGATGTGCATGAAAACAAAACATATTATGCACTTCAGATGGTTGGTACAGTGAAATATGATACTGTAGCTTATATTTGTTTTTATGATTCATCGAAAGCATTTATTGCAGGCGGATATTTCAATGCATCGTCTTGTACTTCCCCTAATGGCTCGAAATACGCAAGAGTATCATTTCCAAGTGATGAAACTACCAAGGCTAGATGTATGTTCACAAACATTGAAACCCCAGATAAATATTATCCATTTGGATATGAATATTCTATAATTACAAAAGATGTATCAGAATTAAAAACTCGCAAATCTGAAAATAGACTTCATGGGAAAACAATGGCTATTCTAGGTGATAGCATGGCAAAGGGTCATACTTTAAATGAGAAGCAAACTTGGGCATATAAGATTGCTAACAGAAACGGCATGACATATCAAAAACTTGCAGTGAATGGAATGTTTATCACTACCGGGCATGGTGATGCTGACGCAAATTGTCTGCTTGAACAAGCAAAAAAAATCAATAACAATCCTGACATTATTGTTATTCACATGGGGACAAATGACAGAAATAATAATGTTGAATTGGGAACATGGACAATTAGAAACACAGATACAACAAATTTGTTTGGTGCTTTGAGAGTTGCTTTCACATATTTAGAAGAGAATTTCCCTTTGGCTCAAGTAATGTTTATTACTCCTTATTATTATCAAGAGCAAACAGATTACATCGGTTCCATCGAAAAAGCTTGTATGTATGTTGGTTGTCATTGCAAAAACAATAAGCAGGGCGGAATTTGTGCATGGAATACTAATGTCAGAAACGCATTGTTTTTAGATTATGTTCACCTAAACGAAGTAGGACAGGAACGTGTATCCTATGAATATGAGGGATTTATGAGAACATTTATGTAATTAACTAAAGAGGGCTACGGTAAATGGAGATGGGGAAGATTATGCATATGAATATTAACTGATGGTACACCGTCAGAGTAAGGCGGTAGAAGTATATTTTTATAATGTTTTGAAAACGGAAAGGATGGGTAAATATGATGAACAAAATTATTATGTTACTTGCGGGCAATTCATTTTTCCGCATTTTGCTGATCGCAGTCACACTGGACACTATTTTAGGGGTGCTTCGGGCGATCAAAGAGCACAAGTTTAATTCCTGCGTGGGCATCGATGGGGCAATCCGCAAATCAGCCATGCTGCTGTCGGTGTGCCTGCTGATGGCAGTGGATGTGATCCTGAATATCAATGTATTGTTTATGATT